CCTGATACACCGTTTTGTCCTGAACTACCTGTTGAACCTGAAGTTCCTGAAGTACCACTTTTACCAGAAGTACCACTTTCACCCGTACCACTGGTACCTGTTGAACCTGTTGTACCTGAAGTACCCGCTACACCACTTGTACCTGATGCTCCATCTTGTCCTGAAGTACCTGAAGAACCAGAAGTTCCACTTATACCTGAGATACCATTTGCACCTGCAGTTCCTGCTGAACCTGTTGTTCCTGATGTACCGCTTAAACCTGAAGTACCATTAGTACCAGATTCACCTGAAGTACCAGCACTACCTGAAGTACCACTTGTTCCTGCTAAACCACTTGTTCCTGAACCTCCATCTGTACCTGAAGTACCTGCAGAGCCTGAAGTTCCACTTATACCTGAAGCACCATTTTGTCCTGAACTACCTGTTGAACCTGAAGTTCCTGAAGTACCACTTTTACCAGAAGTACCACTTTCACCAGTACCACTAGTACCTGTACTACCTGTAGTTCCTGAAGTACCTGATAAACCACTTGTGCCTGATGCTCCGTCTTGTCCTGAAGTACCTGAAGAACCAGAAGTTCCACTTACAGCAGAAACACCATTAGCTCCTGCAGTTCCAGATGAACCTGAAGAACCTGTTGTACCTGAAGTGCCTGCCTGACCTGAAGTACCTGATCCTCCATCCTTACCTGAAGTACCTGCAGATCCTGTTGTTCCACTTGTACCTGCTAAACCACTTGTACCTGATCCTCCATCTGTACCTGAAGTACCTGAAGAACCAGAAGTTCCACTTACAGCAGAAATACCATTAGCTCCTGCTGTTCCCGATGAACCAGATGAGCCTGTTGTACCTGAAGTTCCTGCTTGACCGCTTGTACCATTATTTCCTGTTTTACCACTTGTACCAGAGGAACCAGTTGTTCCACTTGTTCCTGATAAACCACTTGTACCTGATCCTCCATCTGTACCTGAAGTACCTGAAGAACCTGCTGTACCACTTATACCTGAAGCACCATTTTGTCCTGAACTACCTGTTGAACCTGAAGTTCCTGAAGTACCTGATAAACCACTTGTACCACTTTCTCCTGAACCACTTGTTCCTGTTGAACCTGAAGTTCCTGAAGTACCTGATAAACCACTTGTTCCTGATGCTCCATCTTGTCCTGAAGTACCTGAAGATCCACTTGTACCACTTATAGCAGAAATACCATTAGCTCCTGCTGTTCCCGATGAACCAGATGAGCCTGTTGTACCTGAAGTTCCTGCTAAACCTGAAGTACCTGAGTCTCCAGTTTTACCATTTGTTCCTGATGAACCTGTTGTACCTGAAGTACCTGCTAAACCTGAAGTACCTGAATTTCCATCAATACCACTTGTTCCTGATGAACCTGTGGTTCCACTAACTCCTGAAGCTCCATTTTGACCAGATGAACCTGTTTCACCTGATGTACCTGAAGTTCCACTAGTTCCACTAGTTCCTGAAGAACCTGCTGTACCACTTGTACCTGATAAGCCTGAAGTGCCTGAATCTCCATCTGTACCTGAAGTACCTGAAGAACCTGCTGTACCACTTACACCTGAGATACCATTTGCACCTGCAGTTCCTGCTGAACCTGTTGTTCCTGATGTACCACTTTTACCAGATGTACCTGATTCTCCTGATCCACTTGTTCCTGTTGAACCTGATGAACCTGAAGTACCTGATTGACCTGAAGTACCACTACCCCCATCTGTACCTGAAGTACCTGATGAACCAGAACTTCCACTTATGCCTGAAACACCATTATCACCTGCTGTTCCTGAAGAACCTGTAGTACCACTAGTACCACTAGTACCTGATAAACCTGATGTACCACTAGCTCCTGTACCACTTGTACCTGTTGAACCTGATGTACCAGAAGTACCATTCTGACCTGAAGTACCATTTACACCACTTGTACCTAATGTACCTGAAGTTCCTGATGTACCAGATGTACCTGAAGTTCCTGATGTACCATCTTTACCTGAAGTACCACTATCACCTCTACCACTTGAACCTGTAGTACCAGAAGTACCTGATGTACCAGCTTTACCAGAAGTACCTGATGTACCTGTAACTCCTGAAGAACCTACAGTACCACTTGTACCTGAAGTACCTGCTAAACCACTTAAACCTGATTGACCGTTTGAACCAAAAGTTCCACTTGTACCTGATTGTCCTGAAGTTCCTGAAGAACCAGTAATTCCAGATGTACCGGAAGTACCTGATGTACCTGTAGCTCCTGAAGAACCTATTATTCCGGATGTACCATTAGTACCTGATAAACCTGATGTACCATTAGTACCTGATAAACCTGATGTACCACTAGCTCCTGAAGAACCAACAGTACCCGATGTACCACTTGTACCTGATGTACCACTAGCTCCTGGTAAGGTTCTATATTGAATTTTATTTGTTAATGTATCGTAAGTAGCTACAGTAAATAGATCTGATCTTTCAGTAAGGGAGTCTATAGTTAAAGGATCTGTACCTTTTAATGTTAAAGAACCTGTTAATTTTAAACTATTATTATCATAATCAAATGTAAAATCATTAGAACCTGATAATTTTAAAGAAGTTCCTGAACCCGAAGCAAATTGAATATCTTGATCTGATCCCCCTGCTGAATCTGATTCAGGAATAAAAATTGTAACTCCTCCACCTGGTAGTGAAGTTACATCAACTCCTCCCCCTGTAAAATAAAAGGATTGAGCATAATTTACTTGGGAACCTGTATAATATACTTGAACACCCCCAAGACCTGGTAGAGTACTTAAGTCTATACTTTGAGATAAAGGAGGGTTACTACCAGTATAATATAAATTAATTTCATTCCCTGCCAGTGAACTAGAGTAAAAGAGGGATGAAAAATTTCCATCTACTTCATTGAATGTTAATTCAGAGCCTTTATTTTGCCTTAATATAATACTCATTCTTCTTTAAAATTTGCAGGGTTTGTATCATCTTTAATTTCTGTTGGGTCTGGTTGTTTATAATTATTAATTTTATTTATATCTGTTGTAGAAGTTTCTAAATTAAATACAATTTGGGATTTATCACTATATTTTTTAATAGCAGTAACATCTTTTTGAATTGTATCTGGTACTACATATCCATGTAATTTTAAACTAAATGTTGATTTTACTAACCGTTCACCACCAGTTGTAATTTCAAGTGGGGTAGCAAAACTATCTACTCTTGCTATAAATTGAAATTGTTCTGGATTTCCCCAATATGAATCTGAAGCATAATTAATAGCTTCAATTAATTTGTTTAGTTGCTCAATATAATACGTAGAAATAATGAAGTCGTACGTTATATTTACATAATCAGGCATAACAACCGCATAACGTGTTTTGGTTGGGATTGTATTATTTAACAAATCAAAATTACTATATGTATTTGACGGGTTATAATTTTTTGTAAATACCTGGAGGTTACTAGGATTATTAGCATCTAATTTATTAGACATATTCCTAACTTTTTCTATATTATTACGTTTAAAAGTAATAAGAGGCATCATTATTTTACCTTTTTGATCCCTATAATATCCATCTTTTTGTACTTGTTTCCATCTTTCAGGATTACCATAAATAACAGGCACCTTTTGAACAACACCATTTTGTTGAACTGTTGGTTTTATTACATTTTCCATGTAATAAAAAATAGCTTCATCAATTTCTTTAAACCCTAAAGAAAATGGTTTAGTTGTATCATCTCTAAAAGAAGTTTGTTCACCTCTATTAAATGTTGTAGGAGAGTTAGGATTACCAATCTTAGAAAACCCAGGTGCACCTACAGGAGGTACATAAGGTTCAATTTGAGAATTCATTATTTCTCTTTGAGTTTTTGGTACTGGTATTTTTCCTTTTTCTGCCATTATATAAATCTTTCTCTTGTAATTCCTACTTTATCTCCTGGTACATAATGAGTATTACAAATTACTGAAATGTTACTTCCAAAATCTTCTAAATTTGGGTTCCAATTTCCAGGTTGATTTGGATAATCAGGATTTTTACCCATATAATACTGATTTGATATAACATTATCTACTTCATAGTATCCTTCATTATATAATATAATATCTCCAACTTCGGGAACCAACTCTGCCCCATAATTATGGTCTGAAGGTGCAAAATTTGCATTAAAGTCTTCAGCAGCTGATAGTAAATCATCTCTAAGGAATTTAAATTTAGCTCCCCAGTTAAAATCTGTACCTAAATCTGTTTCAGGGTATTCTTGATCACTTCTTTCTATTAAACAATTTAATAAAACAGGACCCATAAAATATTTTTCTTCTGCTGCTTCACCATAAAGGTTAACTTTAGTTTCTTCTATTTTATACTTATAAAAGGCACATTGTTGGGTGATTATATCACCCATCAATTCTCTATTAACGTGTCTAAATAGACTTATATCTCTTGCACCTCCAAATAATGCCATATCTTATCCTATATAAATTGGGAATGGAACATTAGCTAACTCATCCTGAATAAATTTGCTTTCTGCTGCTCTTCTTTCCAATAGTTTTTCTCTTGATGTTTCTCCTAAATAAGCTCTTAACCTATCAATTAATCTTTCTTTTTCACCTGTAGCTGCCGTAATTAAGTCACCTTGATTTAATTTAACTGAATCATTAGGGATTGGGACAGTATCATATTTACCTCTAACATACCCCAACATTTCTTTACATAAAGCTAAAGCATATTCAAATATCCAACTTCTACCTATTGAATTAATATCATCATAGTTAGGGTTAGTATATGGAACATCATAAATGTTAGAAATAGTACTACTTTCTCCTACTACAAATGAAGCATCTGATCGTTCAGATCCTAAAATATATTCAAAATACATTTCTTTAACAGTACCATCTGGGATTGGGAATATTCTTAAATGGTTGTTATGCATTTCAAATGAGTAATTTGATCTTCTAACAGTATCACTCATTTCTATTTGTTGAATTACTTGTAAATCGTAATTAAGAGGCATTAATACAAAATTAATAGCAGGGGAATAACTACCCCAACCAAAACTATCCATCATATTCATTACACCTTCTCCAGTACCAACATAGGGATCAAAGAATTTTACAATTGCAGGTGGAGATTCATAAAATACCCTCATGATTTCTATATCATGTTTTTTATAATGGGGAATATTTTCTTCAGCCCATTTTTCTAAATCATAATCTTGTATAGATGCTGTTAATTGAACAGATCCTTTATGCCAATCTACATTTCCTCCAGTTCCAGCTTCAACACCATACTGTTCAGCCATTTGGATAATACGACCTAAATTAGGAACTACTACCGTATTTTCAATATCCATTGTAGAGCTATTTGCTCCTTCAAGAGTTAAATAATTATCTCTAACCTTATAACCATATAGCTCATTAGCATATACAGTTACAGCTTCTTCTAATGCCGTATAAAAATTATACTTCTGTAATTCGATATCCACTAAAGGATAACCTAATCTTTGGGCTGCAAATTTTGCAAATTTATCTGCATCTATCTGAAATTCAGGATCATTATCATAAAATCCAAAAGGTGTATCTCCTGGTTGGAATGAACTAGATCCGGGCCATATTGGTATGTTTGCCATATTTTTTTCTTTTATACGTTATCCGAATTAACTACTACATACTCTACATCTACTCTTTCACTAATAGCATACATTGAAATAAATTCAATATCTTGACCAAAGAAACCATTAAAGTTACTTCCTGTAACTTGAGGTCCTGAAAACATAAGTGATGATGTTGGTAATAAATTCATTGTCCAATAACTTCTATCTCCATTTTCTGTAAAATCATTTAATGTTAAGGTAAATACTGCGTTAGATGCATTTCCTATATCACTTCCTGTTACTGTTAAAGTTTCTCCTACAGAATAACCTGACCCAGATGTTGCAATTGTTGCTTGGAATATATTTGTTTCTATATTACTTGAATCTAATGCTGTTAAGGTTACTTCTGAAGAATTTTGAATATCTGATGGTTGGAGAGTTGAAGTATAATCTGAACCTACAGTTCCAAATCCTATATTAGTTAATTCAGCTTGGGTAATAGTAATTACTTGACCAGATTCATATTCAGTACCTATATTACTTGGTATAACTGTAGAAATTACACCTCCAACTGAAGTTACATTAACTGTTGCTCCATGTCCTGTAGAAGTATAAATAGCTATTTCTCTTGTTATATCATTTGACACTGTAGGAGTTAAACCATTATTAGTTAAAGCTGCTCCATTTATTAATTGACCAGTACCTAAATCTCCGGCTGCTATTGTTAATATATCTCCAACAACATATCCTCTTCCTTTATTTAAAACTGTTATAGAAGAAACTGTTGGTGTCTCAGGATTAGCTCCTGTTACTACTGCAGTTGCTGTTGCACCTGTTCCAGTACCCCCTGCTAAAGAAACAGTGTAGGTACCTGTGGCACAATTTGTAGCATTGGTAGTGATAAGTAATGAATTCCCTACGATTAATGACGATGAAATATCGATATCTAACGTTATCCCAGACCCACTAACACTAGAAGTTGTTGCTACCCCAGTATATAAACCTTCTACTCCTCCTACACCCCCACTAGTATAAGATGATGTTAAATCTGTTCCAATAATTCCTGAACCATCTGGGGATTTTGATGAGGTGAATGATACTGCTAAATTAGCTGTATCAGATAAATTAGAAATTCTAACATATTTTAAACTACTTGATGGAAATGTTCCTGCACTAGGATCTACACCATTTACATTAATTAAATCAATAGATGAAGTTGCTGGGATTGTTACAATTCTTCTATCTACATTAGTAATATTACCTAATGTATAAAAAGTTTCATTTGTAGTTTTTATTCCCTTAACTACATGCTCTTCCTTTATTTTAGTTTGGAAAGATGTGGGTGTGATTATTGAAGCCATTTAGTATTTTTGTTATAAATATTAGAAAAATTATTTCCAATTTAAAATTCAATAAAAGCATTATATTTTTATTTTTTTGAACGACCAGATGTGCCTGAAGATCCTAATTTTATTCCTTGAGCACTTGCTTCTTCATATACTTGAATTAAATCATCTACAATTGGATCTCTATGGTTTTGGAATAATGTTATACCAACTGCGTTTTTGATAGTACGCATTGCCTTATATAAAAACCTAAACCCAGATTCTCGTTTGGATTTTAAATCGGTTTGATGATCATCACCACATATAATCATTTTAGAACGTAAACCAATTCTAGTTGCTATCATTTCCATTTGGTCATGGGTTACATTTTGAGCTTCATCTACGATTATACATGAATCTAAGAATGTTCTACCTCTCATAAATGCTAAAGGTACAATTTCAATTTTACCATCTTCAATAAGTTTTTCTATTTTTACTTTATCATATAAAGCAAACATATTTTGATAGATTGGTTGAATCCATGGATCCATTTTTTCTCGTAAATCACCAGGTAAGAATCCTATCTCTTCTTT